GCTTGATTCTTTGCATATTCATATACTTCTCTCAGATAACTTTTTGTCTGTCTCTTCGGTTTCTTTGGTTTTGTTGTTTGTTTAAGTGGTTTGACTTCAATTAAATATCTTTTTATCTTTCCTGTGCTCTCTTGAACCTTGATGTAAAAATCTGGAAAGTATCTATGAACACGATTATCAACAGGTGATAGGTATGGAAGTGCGATTTCTTCACTTCCCCACTCAAGTATTCTCTCGTTTTTATCACAATATACCATAAACTTTCTCTCCCAAAGAGACCTATAAATGATATTTGTAGGATCACCTTTATACTTTTTAGGGTATGATGGATAATATTTTCCTTTATATGACATAAATAGAAATAACAATCATACTTATTTAGAGTGGCAGAAACAACAATAAGACCATATAACCTCTCAATTGCTAAAAGTATAATCGGTCCTTTAGCACAGACCAACCATTTTCTGGTGACTTTTTCGTCATTAACACCAGCAGTTGAATCATATCTTATTAATTATACTGGTATTAGAAATATAAAAAGTTTTTTATCAAGACAATTAGGTATATTATGCAGTGATGCATTATTACCGACTTCAACTTTGGCAACAGCAGAAGTAAAAGATAATTTTATGGGTTTGCCTCAACAGTTTGCACATACAAGATTCTATACTGATATTAGTTATTCTTTCTATATTGATGAAGATTATACATTACTTAAAATATTTGAAGGTTGGATGGAATATATTTCAAGTGGAGCAAATGATAATGTAAATCAGGATAATCGTGGATACTATAGAAGAATGAGATATCCAGATTCATATAAGTGTAATACAATGTATATTAATAAATTTGAAAAAAATTATAAGAGAACTCTTAGATATAGATTTGTAAATGCATTTCCAAAAAGTATAGATACAATTCCAGTTGCTTATGGATCTGCTGATATACTTAAAGTTACCGTAAACTTTAATTATGACCGCTATATAGTAAACGGTTAAAAACCCATATAAATAATTTTACTGAGTTGATAATTCATTATGCCTTTACCTAAAGTTAATACACCAACTTACGAGTTGGCACTTCCCTCGTCTGGGAAGAAGATAAAATATAGACCTTTTTTAGTCAGAGAAGAAAAAATTCTGATCATGGCTTTAGAAACGGAAGATGTAAAACAAATTACAAGTTCTGTTATTGAAATATTAAATTCATGTATTTTGACGAAAAGTGTTGATATTACTAAACTTGCAACATTTGATATTGAGTATTTGTTTTTAAATGTTCGTTCAAAATCAGTTGGTGAGACCGTAGAGGTCAATATTACATGTCCTGATGATAATAAAACAACTGTTCTTACATCGATTGACATTGACTCAATTAAAATTAAGAAAGACAAAAAACATCAGAATACCATTAAATTAGATGAATCTCTTTCACTTAAATTAAAATATCCCTCAATGGAGCAATTTATTGAAAATAATTTTGAAGCTGGAGAGGGGAGTGAAGTAAGTAACACACTTGATATGATTATAACTTGCATTGATGTTATCTTTAATGAAGAAGAAAGTTGGAGTGCATCTGAATCAACAAAAAAAGAACTTGAAGATTTTGTTGAACAGTTGAATACGAAACAATTTAAGATGATTGAGGATTTTTTTGCAACTATGCCCAAGTTGACTCATTCATTAAAAGTAAAAAATCCTAAAACCGAGGTAGAATCAACTGTTATATTAGAGGGATTAGCAGCTTTTTTCAGTTAAGTATGGCTCATACGAATCTAGAGTCATACTATAAAGTCAACTTTGCTTTGATTCAGCATCATAAATACTCATTAACTGAGATTGAAAATATGATTCCTTGGGAACGAGAAATCTATATCTCTTTATTACAACAGTATATTGAGGAAGAAAACTTAAAGGCACAACAACGTGGAACCTGATACAGTAAAAACACCTAAAATAAAAAAAGATACCTTTAAGATTGGATCAGGAAATCTTGTATCGAGAGTCGCCAATAATGAGAAAAAGATAACAACATTAAAAAATATATTCAAGGCGCAAAGAATTGAGATAGGAGAAAAAATAACACCAAAAGTATCTAATTTAGAATTATCATTAAACGAAACAACAAATATATTAAAACTTGTCACAGAAAAATTATCAATGGATATGTCTCAAAGGTTGCAAGACCAAAAGGCATTGTTTGATGCACAAAGAAAACAGAATATAGATGATAAAAATTCTAGTGTAGAAAAAAAATTAGAAGAAAAAAAGAAATTAAAAATTGGAAATAAAATAGGAAAAACAGTTATTAAACCTTTTGTAAATATATTTGATCAACTATTAGAATTAGCTACGATATTAGGAACTGGATTGATAGGCACAAATTTAATAGGAAAATTGGGAGATGAAGACTTTACTACTAAATTAACAAATATTTTTGATTGGACTGTAAAAAATTGGAAAGCAATAGCTATTGGTGCAGGTGTAATTGGAACAATTTTTGCTGTTGGTGTAATAGGTAGTTTTATATCTGGTGCGAGTCTTGTTTTTGGTATTTTAACAAATCCAATATTACTTGCAGTTATTGGAACAATTTTGGCTGTAAAAGGTTTTATTGATTTGCAAAAGAATAATAAACCAAGGGGAGAGTCGATTATAGAAAATGCAGAAAAAAATGGTAAAAAGTTAAGTGAAGCAAATAAAAAAAGAATATTAGATATAGGTCAAGATTATGACACAACAATGGGAGGTTTTAATATAACTCCTGGTAGTCTTCAAGCAGGGTTTAATCCACAGTATGCAAAATTATTTGGAGATTTAACATTTAATTCTATTAAAAATTTATTTGGTGCTGATAGAGTTAACTTAGAGGAAGTAACTAAAAATGTTCCAATTAATTTAGTAGAATTCCAAAAGAAATCAATTGAATTAAAAAATTTAAATAAACAAAATAATGGTGGTAAAACAACTTTTGTTAATTTGGATGATATAGATGCAACATCAGATAGACAACAATTAATTGCAGAAATGAACACTACTCCAGCAACTGCGGTTCCTGATATTGAATCAATAAATCCTTATAATCCTTATATGGAAGAAGTTCCTGATCTTTTTGGTTTCGCAGATATAATTTATAGTTAAATGGAAGCAGCAGAAAAACTTAAAATATCAGCTCAAAATCTTAATAGTATGTTGTCAACATCTCTTAAGAAAATTTCTGATACTAAAAAAAGAACAAAAAAACTAAAAGCAGTTTCCATTCTAAGAAGAAGAAGGAAGAAAAAGGAAACAAGGATAGAAGTTCCATCAGTATTTAAAAAATCAGTATCAAGGATTAAAAATAAATTTACATCAGGTGGATCTGATATATTTGGAAACATTTTGGGTTTTGTATCTTTGTTGTTATTAGGTGTTGTTGTTAATAATATTGATGTATTGAAAGAGAAATTAGAAAAAACAAAGGAAAAACTAGAGAAAGATTTAAAACCGATTATGGATATTGCAAAGTCTGTGTATAAAGGAGCACGTAATTTTATAGGATTATTTGGAAAGCAAGAAGATAGAGATACTGAGTATCAAAAAATTTTAGATGATACAGAAAAATTAAGGAAAGAGAGTAGGGGTTTTATTGGTTTACAAAAAGATTATGAAACATTGGAGTCATTGTATAAAAAGATTGAAAATGGTGAATATGCAAAAGAAAAAGGTCTAGGAATAAAAGAATCTGGAACATTATCCACTGGGGAGACATTTACATTTAAAGATAATGAGAAGGGCATTGTAACAATTACAAATTCTGATGGAGATAAGATAAATATGAGAGTTACTGATTTTTTATCACAATATAAAGAAACTGATTTAAATAATATAATAAAGGATTTTGATAAAATTATTAAGGATAATTCAAAAAAATTAAATTTAAGTGATATGAGTTATAGTGAACAAAGGAAAGTAATTGGTTTTATACCAATAGGAAGTAGTAAAAATAGTTTTTTATTCGATTTTGATAAGGATGAATCACTTTTTTCTGACACAGAAACAATAGTTTATTATCAAAGATTTTTGGTAGATAAGGGAGTAGGATAATGTCAGCAGCAGGAGCACCAAATTATAGTAAATTCCAAGTTATTAAAAAAGTAAAAACCAAATTTAAAGGAACATATAGAGAAACAACAAAGTTTGTTGACATACCAGGAAAAGTTGTTGGTCTTAATTATTATGAGAGTTTGTATTCTCCAATGGTTACTGCAAATTTTTTAGAGGTAGATACTGGTGGAACAGTTGATAATCCAAAAGATGGATTTGCTGGAACACTTAAAGATGGATTGCCAGTTGAAGGATTTGAAGAAGTTTTGTTGAATGTAAAAACAACATATGGTAAATTAGATTGGAGAGGTAAGAAAAGACGTTTTATTATAATTGGTAGTCCTTATAACCAAGATGAAAGTACAAAACAAACTTCCTTCTTTCCTATGATTTCTATTAATGCATTGAAAAGTTCAAGTAGACCTGTTACTAGAGATTATTATGAAACTGATATAAGTATGCAAGTAACAAGAATATTAGCTAATGCAAGACTACCATTTAAACCTGAAAATATAGAAAAAACATCAAATACATTAAAAGTAAGTGGACAAAATGAATCGCCATTAGATGTTATTTTAAAACTCTGCCCAAAAGCAACACCGATTGATGGTGATCCTGGTTACTTCTTTTTTGAGAATAGTGAAGGATTTAATTTTAAATCTATACATGGTATGATAAGAGATGGATATGAAGCACATCGAGATGGTCGTTATGCAGCTGAAAGAACTTATACTTATATGATAGGATTAAAAGCAAATTTAAACAATAGTGAAAATGATTTTAATGTTTTATTACCTCCAACTGTAAGAAGAGATCAAGATCAAATCAATGCCATAAAAATGGGTCAATATAATATACGAGTTTGCACTAGAAATCTTATCACTGGAAAAGTTGAAGAAAATATAATTAATGTTTATAATAATGACAAAACTTTAACATTAGGTGAAAAAACTGTTGACAATACTCAAAATGATCAAATATCATCTAATCCTGAAGATAATGCTTTTAATTATTGCAGAACATATACTTACCCGTTAATACCTGGATTGGATGAGAATGTTGTAAGCACTGATGTTAGTACTAAGAATATTAAAAATAATCCAGCTAATTATCATCCTAAAGCAATAATGAGATATGGATTAATTCATGCTCAATTAGTTAATATTATAGTTCCACATAATGGACTTTTAAGTGTTGGACAACTTATAAAACTAAAAATAGAAAATATAACTGCAGATCCTAAGATTGAAAAACCATTTAATGATCATAGAAGTGGTTTTTATTTAATACTACATTTGTGTCATTCATTTAATGAAAAAAATTCTTTTACATCATTAACATTATGTCGTGACACATATGGTAAACAAAGGAAGTTTTAATTATGCAAGGAAGTAGAAATAATTTTAGTGAACCAAATAAAAAAACCAAATATGGACAACATGGTGGTGAATTTTGGATTGGAACTGTTGTGGCATACGCAGCTCAAAAAGATCAAATTGAGAGTGGTTTTGGGTGGATGTATAAAGTTCGTATTGATGGTGATCATAATAAAGGAAAACCAGGTGATGCAACTGTAACTAAAGATGAAGATCTTAGTTATGCTTATTGCTTATTACCAACTACTGCTGGTTCTGGTGCTGGTTATAAATTAAGATCTGTAAGGATTAGTCAGGGAGATACAGTTTTTGGACTCCGTGGTGGCGGTGTTGGTGCTCCATCTTTTATTATAGGGGTATTGCCAAGAACAAGATTTACTGAATTGGAAGAGAGTGGAAATTTTGCAACTTTATCAGGTTTTTATGAATCACTTAAAAACAATGGTATACTAAGTGGTGAATTCAATGATCAAATAGGACCTGGCACACCAGGTGCCACTGCTCTTGATCCAAAAGAATGGACTAAAGCAACTGCTAAAAATCCATCAGAAAAGGTAAAGGAGATAGTTCCTTCTGCAGAAAAAAATGATAAAGGGGAGTTTAAAGAAATATCAGAAGAGGATACAGAAAAAAATTCATTAGAAAATAAAGTGAGTAAAGTGAATGAAAAGTGGAAACCAGGTGATAATTTAAATACAGCAACTATGGAGTATTTAAAGGAGTCTTTTGAAAAGGGTGAATTATCACCAAAAGATTGGGAATCAGCACTAAAACAAGCATCAGAACAGGGATTAGAAGGATATGAGGAATATGTGATTAAAGAGGAAATTAAAAAGGAAGTAGAACCAAAAATATTAGATTCTAAACAAAAACTTGAAGCAGCACTTACTAAAGGAAATTTTGATGCTTATGAAAGATCGGTATTAAATGTTGATAATACAACCATAAGGGATGATGGTAGAGTTGTACCTCCTTTCAATCTCGCTAGAACTCTCAATTATAGGAGAGAATTGATTAAAAAAAGAGATACACTTATATCATCTATAGAATTTGATAAAAGAAATATGGGTCAAATACTTAATGGGGTTGTGATAATAACTCAAGAGTATATAAATGATTCTGAAAGAAGACTTGTGGAGATAAATAACGAGATCTCCTCTATTGAGGATCGTGGAACCATATTCTCAGATTGACCTCCTAAATAGTATGAGTGTAAAAGATTATGACTAGTATACCATTAGCAGTTAGTTACGACTGTACTCCTCCTGACAATGCATCACAAATTCAAAAATCACTGACCAAATTTTTGAATGGTGCGTCAGGAGGATTAGGTGGTGCTTTTAGCATGATTGATGGTCTTGATACTGCTGTAAGTGAAATATCAGCATCCATGTCGAGTCTAACAACAAGCATGAGTTCTCTTCTAGAGGATAAACTTAGTGGTTTTATTAGTACAGGTTTGGCAGCAGCAAAGAATTTTATCTTTAATCAAATTCCAAATCCACTTGCTGCTATCGCACAAAATAATTCATTTTTATCGAGTGCATTTAAACCGATTGGTAAACTTTTTGGTTCATTTGGATGTCTTGGCTCTACAATTCAGAAGGCATTAAAGGGTACAATCAAAAACTTACTTACGAATATGATAAGTAAAGGGTTTATTAATCCTCTTGAATGTGCAGTTGAAGATTTTATCGGCACACTTACTAATAAAATCAGTGGTTTAATGGATTCGATTATTGGTCCTTTAATTAATCCAATCAATAGTTTATTCAGTATAGTTGGAATGGGATTTGGATCTATCAAGGGAGTGCTTGGAAAGGGTCTAAACATTCTTGGTAAATTGAATGGTATACTAAATTGTAAAGACAGTGGTGCTACTTGTCATCAAGTTGAACATTGGAGTTTAAACAAAGGTTCATCAAAACCAGATAGTAGTGCAAAGAAGCAAAACTTTATATCAAAAGCAATTGATAAAGGAACAAAGAAAATTGATAATCTTGCAGGAAGACTTGATGAAAAAACTGTTAACTTGCAAGATAAACTAAAAAATGATCCTGACTTTAAACGTGATGAAGCAACTTGTAATGCAGGTAATGTCTTAGATTGTGGATTACCAAGAGTTGAAATCTTTGGTGGTGGAGGAGAAGGTGGTGCAGGTAATGTTATACTCGGAAACTTTATTGAAGAACTTAACGATGTGGCATCAGAAACCGAAGTTGTTGTAGATGGTGTAACTCAACCTGTCGGTAGTATATTAGAAGATGTGCAAGTAACTGGAAGTATTATAGGTGTAGACATAACATATCCTGGTGAGGGATATACAAGTGAACCTCTTGTCTCATTTGTAGATAATTGTGATCAGGGTTATGGTGCTTATGGTCGTGCTACAATAGATAAAGATCCAAATTCACCTACATTTGGGCAAATAACTGCTATTCTTATGTTATCTGAGGGTGAAAATTACCCCACAGGACAACAAACTGATGTATTTGTAGATCGAATTGTGGTTGAAAAGGGTGGTTCTGGTTATAAATTGGATGATAAAATTCAAGACTTTGAGATTTGTGGAGTTGATGAGAACGGTTCAATCACAAAAGTATGTACAAATGATAAAGCATATCGTATCACTCCACCAGTGAATGTAGAAAGTGTATCTGGTAGTGGTGCAATATTGACACCAGTAATGACATATAGACGTAGACAGTCAGAAATTATAACTGTAATTGATTGTA